ATGTGGTTTGCTAAGACAGCAACCAAGCCAGAGGTTTCCTTTACGGAATCAACTCACAGTTATTTGAACCATACTTACTACTGGCCTGCTCGTACAGAGTGGAATGAAGTGTCCATTACATTTGTTGATCCTGCTGATCCTGATGTGGCTGGTAGTCTTGCACAGTTGGTCGAAAGAGCCGGATACCGTATCCCTGCTGGTGTTAACGGCCCTAATGACTTTGCAACTGTCTCCAAGGCTGATTCTGTTGCTGCATTGGGTCAAGTTCTTATTGAGCAGATCGATGAAGAAGGAAACTCCTTGGAGAAATGGACCCTTAACAATGGGTGGGTTAAATCATTGACTTTCGGTGAGTTGGACTACGGTAACGAAGACCTCACTGAAGTCACTATGACAATGCGTTATGATTGGGCCTCGTTTGAGACTCCTAGTACTCCCGGTATTCCTAAGTTATTTACAGTTTAATACCAGAGGCTTAAATGTCTATTGAAGATTTTACAGACAGAGTAGACCCGCAGTTTTGGACCAATAGCACTCGCGCCCCCAAAGCCCAGTTTAGGTTCAGGGTGGTTATACCGGGTCTTGGCTTAGAAGACGCCAGAAACGAAAAAAGTGAAGCACCCGGTGGCGATGCCTTTAAAGATAAGCAAAGTGTAGGCTTAACTGGTGCGGATGTATGGTATATTAAGTCTTGCGACAAGCCCGGCATGGACTTGCCAGACGACGAACAAGGGAAAGCCTTAACAGGTTTTCAGCGTGCAAGAGCAAATCCAAGGGTTACGACACCCACAATGCGGCCTATTACAATGGTTTTGGTCGATCCGTATTATCCAAATGTCACAAGAAAGATAGCAAGACTTTTCCGAAGAGGCGGTCTTAATGATTCACAAGCAAGAGGTGCGATCCAGAACGGAGGAGATATATCAGATTATGCAAGATCTTTTTTAAATTCAATCGGTGACGTGCAAATATACCAGTTAGATGAAAAAGGTAATGATATAGAAAGGTGGACACTTTATGATGCATACCCTGACCAAGTAGATTTTGGAAAATTTGATTATTCCAGCAATGAATTAGTTGAGATAACTCTTACTTGGTATTATACTGCCTTTACTGTCGAGTTTCCTAAGATAGGCCAAGAACAAGGTTTTACATATTTTCCTGATTCCAAATTGTTATCCCAAGATGCTGCGGCATTGCTTGAAGAGCCAATTTCAAAAACGACTGCGACTAGCAAATGTAAGGACAAATATATTGCTTATGTCGCAGCCCAAACTGCCAACAAAGAACCCGTCGTGGAAGAAGCAGAGTTTTACAAGGGCGATAAATATTGCAGACAAAACGGCGTTGGCCTTCCGGCCAAAACTAAAAGTACGGATGGATCCGACTCCGCCATAACCGGCGATCCATAAAAATAAAACAAACAATATGAGGTGTTTATGAGAGACAATAGTAAGCGTTTTGCAGCAGGTGCTGAAGCACCACCTGTTGTAGCGCAAGATGAGGAGACTCGTTCTCCTTTAGACTTCTCTGTACCAACAGAGATAGTTGACCTTCCATCAAAGGGTAGATTCTACTCGGAAGTTCACCCGCTTCACAAAAAAGATTCGATTGAAATTAAGTTTATGACAGCAAAGGACGAGGATATTCTAACCTCTCCATCCCTTCTAAAGAAAGGCCTTGCACTTGATCGGTTCTTAAAAAACATTATTCTTGACGGCACAGTTAGAGTTCCCAGTCTCCTATCGGGAGATAAGAACGCTATTCTTGTGGCATCCAGAATTAATGGCTTTGGAGCAGACTATACAACAAAGGTTACTTGCCCTAGTTGTGGCGCTGCATCCGAGAACACATTTGATCTAAATGAAATTAGTGCTTATGAGGGAGATGATTATGGCGATTATGATGTTACCCCAACTGATCGTCGTACTTTCATTGTTAAACTTCCAAGAAGTAAGTTCGAAATGGAAATAAGGTTGCTTACCGGCAAGGATGAAAATGAACTGCTTGCTAAGATGCAAGCAAATAAAAAGTCCAAAGTCTACGAGCCAAATCTCACAGACCAGTTAAAAATGATTACCTTGTCTATTAACGGCAATGAAGATAGAAGTTTAATTAATAGGGCGATTGATGCCCTTCCTGCCTTCGATTCTCGTTATCTACGCGCAGCATACGCCAAGGTCCAGCCGGGTCTTGATATGACGCAAGAGTTCTCTTGCGATGCTTGTGGATTTGAGAAGGAGGTGGAAATGCCTTTAACGGTTGACTTTTTTTGGTCTAGATAGCGAATATATACAATCTGTATATGAAGAATTGTTTCTATTAAAGTATCACGGAAACTGGTCTTTTATGGAGGCATACAACTTGCCAATAACAATTCGTCGCTGGTTTCTTCAACGTCTCGCAAGTCAAATTGAGAAAGAGAACGAAAAAATACAAGAGGCCAACAAAGGAAAGACCGGCAGGCGTTAAACCCTCCGGTCTTTTTGCTTTGTCAAACTATTTATATAGAGGAGATCTACACAATGCTCGATATTAATGGTGATCTTTCGGAAGCGATTGATAATAAAGTTAGCGAAATAGTCAACGAAGAAAGCATCTTTATGAAGGCACTTGGAGGCGCTTCTTCTGCCGCGAGGCAAAGTCAAACGTTTGAGGCTATTATAGCAAATTTGTTTGAAGAAGATCTGGCCGAAGAAATGTACGGCTTCCTTCGCCTTAATGGTGTGGGCATCGTGATGAGTGGTAACGAAAACTTTGCCAAAACGTACAGGGACGATATTTTTGAGGATATATTTGACCGTATAACCTTAGAAGAAAAAGATGAAGATGGTGTGACCATCTATGTGCCTATGCTAACAGATGAAAAGCAACAAGAGGTTGAAGAAATATTAAAAGATGCAACTGGCGCCATCGCGATAGCTATTAATGTTATGGCACGAAGACTCACATTAGAAGCTCGCACTTATACAACTTTTCTACCAAGCGAACTAATCAAAAAAATGCCAAATCTTTACAAAACAATCGTGTCTTTTATGAATAATAAGGTAGGCGAGGTAAACAAGGCCGTTGAAGTTTTATCCAACGAATTTAAAGTAGATTATGATAATCAGTGGTTTAACGACGAAGATGAAGTGAGACGCCGTGGTGTCGCTAGAATCGCCCCGCCAGCCACACCATTACCAGAGGGCCTTAACGAAGAGCAACTAGTTACCACAGTTATAGACTTAGAAAAACTCAAATCAGAAGAGATGAATGAGATATTCCTTGCCCAGTTTGGAGGAGCCATTGAGTTGATACTAAACGCAATGTTTAACACTAGACCGCTCCCAGTGGCAATCACAGGTGTTCCGCGAGACGTATCAGCATTTGCAGGTGCTCTTGGTGGAGAGAAGAAATATCTTGAGGCAGCAAAGCGATATGGTTTGAATCACCCCTCTACATATAAAAACAAAGCAAAATTGTCCAATGCTGTTAAAAAGTTTGAAAAGCAAACTGGCATTAAATGGCCGTTTAAATAGGGGGCGACTGAATGTCTGAAGAGAGTAACACAGAAGCCATTATAAGAAGAATCGCCGCGCTGGAAGAAGCGCGAAGCCTATCGGTGCAAGAAAGAGTCAACAAATTGACTGATGAAATCAATCTTGCAAAAAAATTAAAAGAAGTTGGTGATGATTTATTAGGAATTGATGAAAAAGAATTAGAGTATAAACAAAAAGCGTTGATGCTCGAAGAGGACATAAAACAACTCCTAGAAGATAGAAAAAACCTAACTGACGACGAGTATAAGGAAAAACTAAGAGGTTTATCTCTTGATAAAGAACGCCTTGCTGTTATACAGGACACAAAACAAGCCACAGAGGGCACCCTTAAGGCTGTCTTTGGGTTATCGGATGGCGCGACACTATTAGGCGAACGTTTATTAAATCCAGAAAAAGCTATGCAGGGTATGGCGGATGGCCTTGCTAAATTAAAAAACCCAAAAGCCCTCTTCGGCGCCCTGATTATGAACTCGTTACAGTTGGCTCTTGCACAAGACAAGGCTGCTGTTGCGTTTAACAGGGCCACAGGTCAAGCAGGAGCGTTTAATTTTCAGATAGCTAAACTAGAACGAGATTTATATACGTCAGGAGTTTCTAGTGATGAGGCAAGTCAAGCATTTCAATCATTGTTTTTGAATGTGGCTGAATTTACAGAGATGACAGGCAAAGAACAACAAATGTTAGCAGAAACAACTGCTGTGTTACAGGAGTTGGGTGTTAGCACTGAGCTTGTAACTACAAATCTTAACTTTGCTACAAAAGCAATGGGGATGAACACTACACAAGCTGCGAAGCTTCAAAGAGAATTATTTACCTTCGCTCAAGAGCTTGGCGTATCTGCCGAAAAGATCGCACAAGATTTTGGTCAATTTGGTAATGAGATTGCCGCACTCGGTCAGAATGGAGTGGATGCGTTTAAAGACCTACAGGTTGCTGCCAAGAGCCTTGGTATGGAGATGAGTGATCTAGTAAACCTTACCAAGCAATTTGATCGCTTTGACACTGCCGCTGAATCGGTTGGTCGCCTTAATGCTCTCCTCGGCGGACCATTCCTTAATTCAGTTCAAATGGTTTCCGTTACAGACCCAACAGAAAGGTTAAGGCTTTTAAAACAAGGTATCGACCGCGCCGGCCTTTCATTTAATCAGATGGACTACTACCAAAGAAAAGCACTAGCAAGTGCCACTGGTCTTGGTGAAGCACAACTTGCTATGTTAATGACTGGTGACATTGATCTAATCAAAGAACCGATGAAGACGGCCGAAGAACTAAAAGCACTTCAAGCACAAACAAGAGAATTTAATGATGTTATGTCAGAGCTAAAACAAATTGGCCAAGGCCTAGCAATCTCCTTTCAACCGCTTATTCCCACTCTAAAGGCAATCGCTGATGCAGTACAATTTGTGTCACCGCTCCTTGGTCCACTGTTAATGGCAGGTATGATCTCCAAATTGCGTGTCGCGTTCATCGGCCTTAATCTAGCGATGTCAGTTAATCCATTTATTGCGCTGGCATCAGCAGTCGCATATCTCGCCGGTGGAATATATTATGGTTTCTCTCCAAGCATCTTGACGGTCCTTGGGTTGTTAACTGGTGCTTTTGCCCTGATAGGCCCGGCAGTCATAGCCATCATGCCTGCTCTTCTACCACTCGCTGCCTTG